CCCCACCAATTGCCGTATTGTCAAGTTGGGATATATCGACGGAAGCGACTGTTCCAGTATGGGGGGATTGGTAAGTGACACCCGGGTCTATATCAGAAAATACAGCGAAACGTTCCATCGTTAATGGATCCGCACCATTGAGTAATACTATGGGTGGTGTAGTATCCACGACGTGTACGGTTCGTACGTTCGTTGTATTGGGGTTAATAGTATCCGTCGCCAGATAGGTAACTGTGTAAGTACCCGTGGCTGTATTATCAACAGTGGAGATTGGATAACCATTCACGAGCGATGAACCAGGGTCGAGTGTTACACCGGCATCTACATACTCGGAGTACCTTTCTATTGTCACTACTTGGTCACCATTGATAGTGACGATTGGTGATAACGTATCAGCCACCGAAACTCGTCGTATCAATACTATATCTGGGTGTACACCGTCATTCCCACGATAAACAACATCAAAACTGGTATTTTGTATTATCGATGCATTTGAGTAATCCACTGTCACGACTGTACCCGCATCGTTTGAAAAACCTGGATCGACATTTTCAAAATCAATGCCAGGTTGAAGATTGTATGGAGATGTATCGCCAATTAAAGTCAATTCGGGTAGCTTCGTATCCACTACCGTCACGGTTCGAGTTGCGGTAACAGTCGTATTTCCATCGTACGCGGTATACACAACATCGAATGTACCGACCGCCGTATTTTGTTCATTGCTGAGATCGGTATTCGTTAATTCTGAACCCAAATCAACGGTTGCACCCTCATCGACGTAAGACTCGAAGCGTTCGAGTGTATTACCTTGAAGTGTATTGTTTGTTATAGTGATAACGGGTGGAACCGTATCAACTACGTTCACGGTTCTTATATTACTCACAGTCGTATTACCATCGTATGCGGTATACACGACATCGAACGAACCGATCGCTGTGTTTTGTACATTGCTGAGATCGGTATTCGTTAATTCCGAACCCACATCAACAGTCGCACCCTCATCGACGTAAGGGTCAAAGCGTTCCAGTTCATATGGAGTACCACCGGTAATGGTTATCACGGGTGGAATCGTATCATCCACGCGGACAGTTCTAGAAAATACTTCCGTAAACGCTGGGTTAGATACGGTGTAATTAACAGTGTACGTACCCACAGCCAGATTATTGACCGTACTCGTGGTAGAAATAAGCGTAGAATTAGAATCATTAATCGTCACACCTGAATCTACGTACACGTCAAATTTTTCCAAATTAAATGGGTTACTTCCATTGATCGTAACATCCGGTGGTATTCCGACTTTAACCGTGCGCACCGCGGTTGTGTTTGGATTAATACCATCCGTCGCGGTGTATGTGACTTTATATACACCGAAAGTATTCGTATCAACCGTCGAAACGGTAGACACTAATTCAGATCCCACATCAACAGTGATACCCGCATCTTCATAATTCGTGTTTATTAAATGAGATACGGGATCATTACCCAATATAGTAATGATAGGCGAATAAAAATCGAGATTTGTGAGTTGTGTATACGTCGCCTCATATTCCCTCGCGATCGACGGATAAATGGAATAATGTAATCTATTGTTTGGTTTGAGTTTATTAGCATCCGTCAAACCCCGGAGCGTGTTTACATTTTTCGGTAATCTAACGTACCGATTGGTTGGTCTGCCTACCAGAGTAGTTAACTGGCTACTCTGGGAGAAATCCTCTCTTCCCATCGTGTTTATTACTACATCAGAAATTAGTCTACATATAAAACACGCCCCATGCCGTCTTTTATTTTTAAAATGTTATAATTTACTGCGTATATGGTCCTGTTTATATTTTCAGTGCAGTGCACCGTGCACGAATCTATGCGGCTAAAATTGAGCGTACCCGTCGGTTGGTATTTGGATGTCACGAGACAAAACGGGTACACAAACATACCTTCCGAGTTTGCAGCCGAAAACTCCGTGTTATAATAACACGGCACCGACGTATAATAAGGCACACTTACCTTGTAATCATCTACATCTGACCCATTTATTCGTATTTTTACTTTATTCGTTCGAGATACGAGATTATTTGATCCACTCACGTTACTACTCGCGATGAATTTAACCGGGTGATTAAATGTGAGTTCTTGAATCATTTGATTCGATGGTTTATTCGTTTGAACTTGATAAATCAACATGTTATGTTCGGATAAGGCAACCTTATTACGTTCGTGTTCGTCCAAACACGCGTAACTCGCGTTAAGATGACACGAATAATTCGCATTCAAATTTTGTGCCCATATAATCTTTAATTCGACGTCGTGATATTGCAAAGCCACGATCGGTAAACTCGACTGCCAAGACTCGCAAAAGAAAAACCTCAATGGGTAAAAAAATGAACTCGACCCGAGACCCCCGTGAAGACTCGCAGAAAAGCTCTTGGAGTACGTGGTCGCCAACAAATCAATCGCGATGTCTTCGGAAAATTCTGAATCTTGACAATCCACCTTTTGACCCCCCACGTATAACTCTACACATTCTATTACGTTTCGCCAATCGTCTATCAATTGGGCTTGACCATTTATTTTCACGTCTATGTATGCGTGTCCCAATAAGTCACCCGATCGCTTAAATACGACTCGAGATGTACCACCCGCCTTTGGTATACCCTCTATCGTTTGCTCCTGAGTGAAAGTTGAAAAGTTACTGTGTCTCTTGAACGATGAATTAAAGAATGTTATCTGTGGATTTCCAGTAATGTGTTCGTCCTGTTTTCCTCTCGCGACTAACTGCGCGACGGCTCCGTTAGACATATCTAATAATAGTGATTATTTTATTGCTAACGATACCACCACAAGATTTTTCAGCATATTTACGATTTTCATGTGACACTCACTCAACATGTGCACGGGATTCTTCGCGAGCTCGAGTATGCGTTCGTTGTCGTCTGGTTGTGAAGGTTCTTCGAACTTCCTTATATAATCAGCGACCGTGTAGACGATCGCGTCGAGATACTCCTCTATCGCCATCTCGATCCACGAATCCTTTGGTGTACCCCACGTCGTGGTATCCATGTGCGTGCGGACACCGTGACCGTACTTGGATTTACCGAGATCCAGCCTTTCGGAAACCAATTCGATCATATTATGGTATCATCTAGAATGTAGTTTTTAAATTCTTTCGAAAAAGGAATTATTTTTCGAAAGAAAGTTTTAAAAAAATATTTTTATTTCCCAAATTTTAGAAATCTCAAAGCGCTGTCGACCAAACACAAACCATTACCAAAAATAGCCATATTTCGGATGGCATCTTCGAGCTTCGCCATACTTGTTACCCAGATTTTCTGGGTCGCTTTACCCTGGGTGGTGAAAACCGATTAGAATTATTGTTATTAGATCCGGGTGACGCCGGGCGAAGCGTGGACACGGGTGTGGCCGATCGCGCTCGCCGAACACTGGGTGTACCCAATCTACTGTACACACTCACGGCCGATGCAGATAAACTTCGGGTGTTACCACCCGAGTAGTCACCCTCTTCTCCGAATTCCGCTCGGATCACTTGATTCATCGCGGCATTTTCAAAACGCTCGCGGGTCGCTCTATTACCGGGTGCATTTATCAGATTCCTCGCCGTTTGGCGCATCCGATCAGTGATCGGAATGGGTATACGAGGATATTCTTGTTGTTGACTGAGTCTAGTGATAGTGTTTACGATCGATCTGTCACTCACAGCCGTCACGAGACGCATGAGTTTACGATAACTCATGGTGTCCTGATTCAATATATCGTTTAGTTTACTACAATACACGCAATTTGTTCTGGGTAGTCCGTGTATACACCGAATGACCATCTTACTTTTTGTTTTTATTTTTTTTATAGAGGTCTTGCATTAGTTTGAGTGGTCCACCTGATTTAAGATACGCGTTCGCCGCGTTCTTCTTACCCTTTTGTGCGTTTAAGGCTGATTTTATATTATCATTAAGAGAACGCTTTACACTTTTAGCGCGTCTTCTGGCCGTCGTGGGTGATAAACTAAACTTTTCCAACGCGGACATTATTGACTTCGTCTTTGGTGTATTCGGCTGTTTGGGCGTAATGCGCGGTGCTTTTCTGGGTGTACTGGGAGGTGTGGACGCCTTGCGTTTAGGTGGGGGTGACGTCATTTATAATATACAAATGTAATTATTGTGGATGAATCACAATAAGTACATTTTTTTAGTGGGTAGAAAGCATGTCGTGGAAACGTTCACAAAAGTTTCTGAGTGCCGGAAGAATCTTTTCATTCCACATGTGTAGATCACGTTTTATCTCGTGGGACAAACGTTTAGAATCATACTGCTCTATGAGAACACACTCATTTATGCCTAGCATTTCCATGTACGTTTGACACTGAATTTCCTCGTAATCGCGAACCGTTCTGAAGAGACCCCTCGCGCGATTTTTGATCTCGATGAGTGTTTTCGTTCCATCGTCATTCTCTCGAAGTCGGTCTATGCGTCCGACTATTTGATACGTCGTACCCGCGAGAGTACACACCTCGTATGTATAGAATGTGGGGTCTTCGCGTAAGTCTTCGTAATTATCTGCGGTCGTTTTTTCGTGTCTCGAACCATGATTAGTGTACAGCGTCTTACGTATGTGGTCTCTCGCGGCGTCGAGTTCAACTTTTTGCAAACCCGAATTTTTCTCCAATTGATTAGAAACTGCTCTAAATTTTTGTTCGACGCTGGAACTGTTCGTAGACTTAAATTGTTCAGCATCTCTGAGAAGGTCTCGCGCCACACTAGACGCATCGATCGCCTTGATGGCGATCTGTTCCTTGGTTTGACCCGCAAAAGTATTCGGCATATACTTGTTCCATAGCTCATCCACTATTTCTAGAGGTGGGCGATACTGACTCCTCCCGATGATACCAGAGACATCAGAGGCTTTGAGAACAATCTTGGGTACACCGATTTCTTTGAGTATCGGCTTTTTGTCTCTAAGATACGGATACACGCGTCCACATCCACGTGAGTCATTCAAAGCATCGTGCGCGCCTTCGAGTTCCTCACCGAAGAGTTTCTGGTACAACACACCCAATTTCATGTTTCGCAGAAACACGCGTTTGGTCATGTCTAGGGTACACACGAAACGCAAACGTTTGAACGGCTCAACACTCAAACCATGTCTGTAACACTCGGAGAATAACACGTCTTCGTCAAATCGCGAATTGTGTGCGACGAGAATATCTATACCTCGCGTTAACTCGAGGAACGTGTCATACATTTCTTTGAACGGTTTACCCACCGCCTTCGCGTGTTCGGGTGTGATACCGTGTATTTCCGTCGCTTTGACTTCAAAATCTTCGGGATACACAATACCGTGATACGAAGATACCTCACGTCCGCTCGAGGTATACTTCACGAGTGCCAACGACAACATACGACAGTGTTTGAAATTATCTATGTTATCCGGGGTTGCCCGGGACCGGGCCATGGGGAGACCGGTAGTCTCGGTGTCCCATGCTATATAGCTCATTACTTATGAAATGAAGTGTATTCTTTATCTCTTTTTCTTTTTTAGGTAATCTATCTGTTTCTTGAGTGTGATCTTCACGAATTCAGGTGAACGTCCTCCGAATAAACTCTTAATCTGCTTCTCACTTAGGCCTTCGTAGAACTTAATGAGTTTCTTTTCCGCGTCCTTAGGAGCTTTCATTCGACGAAGCACACGGTCGATCAGTTGAATCACGTGTTTTTTGCGTTGTCCAACCGTGGGCGTGCGAAGGCTATACAAGGCTTCTCGTCGCTTAGTCGCCACGGGTGAGCGGAGCTTAGTTATGATTTCTTTTCTAAAAGCAGCACTCTTTTCTTTACGCATAGTCTCCGGACTACGAATGAGTTTGAGTGGCTTCTTCTTTTTATTAGCGGGTGTTTTGTATTGGATCTGCGTTTGCTGCAAAGAACCACCGGTAGCTTTCGCAGAACCACCCTTGACCGATATCGTCGGGGCAACCGTCACAGTCACGGGTTGCTTGAACGGCTGAAGAAGACGTTCGAGATTCGTCTTCGTGATTCCGGGTGGTGTATTTTTTTGTTTTGCGATTCGATTAAACACCGGTTCAAGAGCTCTTATAACGGCAGGTGGACCTTCACGCTCCCAACGCTCTCGCCTCTCTTTCGCACGTTCTTCAGATCCCTTCCCTTTAGCGGCTCTGTGCTCTTCTTTTATAGGTGGTGGGTTATTACGTTTTGGTATACCCTGATTCGTCGGTGTTCTGGATGATGTTTGGGGGTTGGTGTTAGAAGCGTTTCCTTTTTGTGGCTGGGTACCCGTTTGAACATTTTGGGATTTGGTGTTAGAGGAATTTTGATTTGTGATTTGATTAAGTGTTGGCTCAAGAGATCTCCTAACTGGTTTAGTACCTTTCATAGTATTACGCGATGTATTATTTTCAGTAGTAGTCTCCACGACGTTTTCTCTACCCTTTGGTCGAGCTGCGAGAGTGCGTTTAAGAGATGCAATCAAGTTGTTTCGATTTGGGTTTTTAACATTTTTCTTCGGTGGGGGAGGTGGCCCACCTTTCGTAACCTTAGATTCCGGAACGGGTGGAGCGGGTGGTACAAGGGTTGGCTTTAATGCGGCGGGAGGTGGTTTTGGTTTGATAGCAAACTTAGAAGGTGTGACATCTTCTGCACTCTTCGTTCTCTTAAGTGGTTTTACTTTGGCTTTATTGTTTCGACTCCTTTTGGGTCTTTTGGATTCCGTAACTTTTTCTATGGCAGATTTCACTTCCGTTAATTTATTTTCGGCTTTTTTTACTCTAGATTTTTGTTTATTTATGTTATTAAGAGGGGTCTTACCACGGCTCTCCATATTTTTCAATTTTTTTGTTTCTTTATTTACTTCATCTTCTGTTTCATTTTGAAGAGCTTCAAGTTCAGATTGAGCGCTTCCTATATGTAGACCCATCATACCAGCCGGTGTTTGTTTGATAGAAAGGTTTAAATTACCCATGATACGGTTTACACTTCGTTCACCCGTGATTGGTGTTTCGCGCCCACTATTGCTCAAACGTCTCGATCTTCCACTAAACGAGTTTTGGCGTATTGGTTGTGAGGGTCCCACTGCAGTAGGTTCAGATGCAGAAGATAGGGTTCTAACTTCACTTCTAGAGGCTCTACCTGATGGCGGGAGACTGGCGCTCATATCTACTATTCACTCACATTTTTTATCATATCATACACGACCTTCCCATCGATGATTTCGTCCCTGATGAGAATGTCCTTGAGTGCTTCGAGGTGACCCTTGTGTTTCGATAAAATATCCATAACGTCCGAGTAACACTCGTCCGTGATTCTGTGGACCTCGAGGTCGACGATATACGCCGTTTGTTGAGACAAAGACCCATCCTGGACGTTTATCTTACCGATGGCCTCGGACATACCGTAGGTCATCACCATTTCGCGCGCGATGGCGTACACCTGTGCGAAGTCACTCGTCGCACCGGTCGTCACATTTTCCTTTCCATACATGAGTTCTTCTGCGGCGTGCCCACCCAATGCAACTTTTATTTGAGACAAAAGGTATTCCTTCGTGTACATGCCTCGCTCATCGGATGTGGGTTGGAAGAACGTGATACCACCCGCATCACCCCGAGGAATGATACTCACTTTACGAACTTCATCGTATTCGGGCATCAACACACCCACGATAGCGTGCCCTCCTTCGTGATACGCCACACGCATTTTACGTTCATCGGACATGGGAGCTCCACCTTTCGCGCCCACGACCACACGCTGGTACATATCCTCGACGATAGAGGGTGTGATGATATTCGTACCCTCTTTCACGGAGCGGATAGCACACTCGTTCATGAGGTTTTCGAGATCCGCACCTGAGAAACCGGTCGTTTGTCTCGCGACATCCATGAGACTCACTTCTGGAGAAAGGTTCTTGTTTTTCGAGTGGACTTGTAAAATCTTTTCGCGTCCATACACGTCTGGAAGGTTGACTTGTATTTTACGGTCAAATCGACCTGGACGAAGAAGCGCGTCGTCGAGAATATCCGCTCGGTTCGTCGCGGCGATGACGACGATCTGTGTATCGTTATCAAATCCATCCATCTCGGTCAAGAGTTGGTTAATGGTTTGTTCCCGTTCATCGTTCGAGGCAAATTCATTCATAGATCTTTTCTTGCCGATGGCGTCTATCTCGTCGATGAACACGATACATGGTTGCACTTTACGTGCCATTTCAAATACGTCACGCACGCGCTTCGCGCCCACACCGACGAACATCTCGACGAAGGATGAACCCGAGCATTGAATGAATGGCACAGAGGATTCACCCGCTATCGCGCGAGCCAAGAGTGTTTTACCCGTACCCGGCTTTCCTGTGAGCAAAGCGCCCTTTGGAATCTTTGCACCACTCACGATGTATTGTGTGGGATCGCGAAGAAATCCGACGATTTCTTGGAGTTCCTCTTTCGCGTTATCGATACCCTGAACATCGTCGAAACGCGTGGTTATTTCAGTTTCTATTTCAGTCGGTTTCTCAGACATATTGAAAGGACTGACTCCTCTACCTGAAAATAACATACGTAAGAGTGCGAATGCGAGAAGTAGGGTAAACCCAATAGACGTGATATCACCGAATGACACACTAGATGTCGCGAAATCCACGCTTACATCCGCATCACTTTCCATGAGTGTTTCCCAAAATGGATTCGAACCAACATAATTGGTCACGGATGGACCACCTTCGTCCAAATAATAGACGAGACTCGTATTAGGTTGAACGATAACTTCGCGAATTTCATTTCTTTTTACACCTTTTACAAAATCACTAAACAGTTTAGGTTCTGGTTTCTTGCTCACCTTCACCGAAGGCGCACTAAAAAGCTTAGCTGTGGCTAACATGTTACATTAAACACAGAAATCTTTATATCTTGCAAATTTCATTTTATCCATCATATAATACATTTGATATGCATCCGTGATAGATGGATGGTGATATTCTTCGGGCATACACTCTGGTATACCTTCACTCGAGTAATACGCCGTGTCGCTCATTCTTTTTTCAAAATGAGATGGCCGATTATCACAGAGCCAAAGTAAATGCTTAGCGCACGTGTGTATCTTTCCATATCGTTTCGTGTATTCGAGTGTGAGTGCAATCCCGATCTTACACGCAAAGATGTAATTTTCGAGTGATGAACCGACCCACATGGTCATCGGATGTTTTGGGTGGGCCGGTCTGTACCCTCGCCGACTTCCATTCTTGATGTAGGGCGCATTTTCGATGATAAATGACTCTTCCCCTGTGTAATACCACGCGGTGTAGAGCATCTGTACGATTTCCAGTTGTATTTTGACCACGTGCTGATCACAATTCATATGTGCATTTTCACATGGATCCAAGGAAAGAAAGAATATGTTCATCGCTGTGATTAGATGGTTTATATAAATCAATTTCGTACACTCTCGATTCGACGTTTCCGTAATAAACGGAATTATTAGAAAGTCTCCAAACTTTTTCGCGCGATTTATCTATCGCGTATTTAGATGCGTATTTGACGTTATCAAATACAGCTCTGTCGAGGATAGTGTCTCCAGCTATTACGTTTGTGATAAACATCATATGTTTAATTAAAATGTGATACGAGTTCACTTAGGTTTATTCTATATCCGAAAGATACTCTTCATCCGCGACGACGTCGTCTTCATCTTCGTCATCCGCAGCGATCGCTTCTTCATCGGGGGCGGCATCGTCGTCTTCGTCGTCTTCATCGTCGTCCTCGTCTTCTGGTTCTTCCTCCGGTTCTGCATCTGGAATGATTTCCTTCTTAGTCTTCTTCTTGGATGACGTGGACGGTTTGTTAAATACGAGTTCAAGTTTTTTGTATCGCGCGTCCATGTCATTTTTTCGTTTATCTATCTTAGAAGACAATTTAGATACGAAATCTTCATCGTAACCAACAGCCTTGAGTGCGGCCGCGAGTGTTTTAACCGGTGGTATCTTATTTTTTGAGATGTATTTTTCGTAGAGTGTCGCCATCTGAGTTATAATCTTGACTCGAACCTTACCACATTTCAAAACGTTGACTTTCAATATAGCGTCATCGATGTACCTAACGGGTGCAACTTTTTGGGGAACCGTGGTTTCCCGTGGTGGCATGGGTAATACATTTTTTGGTAAGACAAATTCAACACCGCTCCGTTCACATGATTTTCTGAGATTATCTATGTAATTCTCGTAATTTTGTATGTACACGGGCTCCGGTTTATAATATTTGGTTTCGCCAGCTCGTAATATGGAATGCAAAAATGTTCCCTCAGCTGGTTTAGTAGAAGGGACATCGTGTGATTCGCGCGGTCTTAAAGTGGGTCGTTTCAACATACTGGTATAATATACCTAATCTTTATTACAACTTAGGTCTAATTCACATTGTATAATGTGATGCGCTTGAAAATTTTGGAGAGATTCATACGGTCCCCATACTTCGATCACTTCTCGGTTCTTGTCGTACCAGAGATAGGACAAATTTAAAAATTTAGTGAGCCAATAAAAGCGTTTGCCTGACTTACCTATAAATTTGAAAATGTCATCTTGCTCGTACGACGAGACATCTAATTCACTATAATGTGTGTTAGGTGGCGTATACGGTGCCATTTTTTATTTGACGCGTTTATTTTTTAAGTTTCATTTACTGCATGCACCGCAATACCCCTCTTTCTTTCCCTTTGGGTTGTACACTACAGTATACAATATCACGAGAGCTAGGATGGAACCTGGGAGGATATAGTTGTTTTTCATTTAATATAAAACTACATTTTTATTCTTCATCGTCTAAACTTATATCAGAGTCACTCTCTTCTTCTTCACTCGACTCTTCGTAATCTTCGTCTGACTCATCGACGACTTCATACAAATTGTCCGATATCTTTCTATATAATCCAGTGTCTTCTATATTTTCAACGTCGTAATAGCCACAAACTGAATCTTTACATACAACCTGTGTAATACCGCTATATTTACACGTACCATTACGTTTACAGATGAATTCCTCTATCAAATATTCGTCATCATTTAAGTCTTCGAGTATTCTACAAATAGATATACTACCGTCATCAAATGTAACATCCACTATCTGCTTCACCATTTAATAGAGTTAATTTCTAATCTTAAAGTAAGTTACTATGAATGTATTAAAAAATCGATATATACATTCGAATGACGCCGTCATGTTTGACATAGATAATACACTCATATTCACAAATGGGACACCTAATAGACTCGCTATCGAACTACTAAAAGATTGTGTAAAATTGGGATACAAAATAATCATAATGACCGCGAGACCAAATATACCGGGTATCATGGCGTTCACAAAATACCAATTACGAACATATGGAATATACTACGATGAATTATACATCACACCCGCACATAATAAAGGTAACCTAAAACGATACACTGGTTATAATTATGTACTATCGGTCGGTGATATGCACACAGACCTAACCAATTCTGAATATTCAATTAAGATTTCCACCTAGAGTCACACTTGTGACACGTGATGAATACAGTCATGGGTTCATCGGCACTGCGTGTTTGCATTTCATAATACGTCGTCTTGTATGATTTACACCGATTACACTTAAAAATACCCTTATAATTTGGATCTTTTAGTATATTCGACTTATATTCTTTCTTCATATCCTTTGAAATACATTCCTCTTTCATCTTAGCCCACGGTCCATTTGGCCACAACGCCTGTGGTGAAAGGTCCATGACATTAGATGTCTTGATTTTACCATCCAGAATTTGTTGTTTAAGGGATGGTGATTTTTTTAAATTATATTGAATCTGGAGAAATTTATGCTTATATCTGTTCATGTGATACGGATTGTCGGCCGCGGCAACATCTCCGAGTGATGTGCTCCGTTTCACAGCCCAATTATGTGTACTTTTCTCGAGATTCACGGATAATGCGTGATCACTGGAAATACCCAAAAGATCGGCGTATTTGTCTTTGACGTATTCTCTGATCATCCTGTTTTAATTAAATATTAGAATTATCTAATAACGACTTAGGTTTGGAAATTTAATTCGGTCGCAATCACCGAATGATTCGGGTGAGCACATATCGAATGGACCGCCATTTCTTTCTGGATCATTCCTGGTGGAGACCCAATCATCATCTAGAATACGTGGGACGTACAGTTCAGCTTGTCTAAGAATGAGGAACACAATCAACAACGCGAGAACTGCCGTGATAATCTGCATTTATGTAAGCCAATTTTTTATTTTGGGATGTGTGCTGTACCATCAAAAACTGCATTGGTATATTTCATAGCGAGCACGAAATGCAACTGCGCCCAATCTTGTGGTTTAACTTTTTCATCCGTGATCGGATTATTGTTTACATCTTCCATGAAGTCGTGCTTTTCTCGCATAGATTTTTTAAAACTATCACCCGTGCGTTTTAGCCATTCGGCGTGGGCTTTGTTGGATGGATCAAATTTAAGAGACAGGGATCCCATTTTGTATACTATATATTAAACATTCTTTAAACTACATTCAAGCCAATTTTTATACATTTCTTCGTCGACTATAGCATCTATCTCCTGACCACGCAAATTAATATTCATGAGATCATCGTTACATTCGAAACTGTGACAGAAAAAGTAAGATAGACCGGACGTCATGGACATCCCATTGAGGTCGGGTTGTTGACACGTACTTATAGTGACAAACTTTCGTACGTACTCCGCCGTGCGGGGTTTGAATTTAGACTTTACATTTATCTTTGTTAACGGTTCGCTTAAGTCAACGACGGGCCATTCACCAAATTTAGATCTATACGTAGTTAGATAGTCGACGTATTTGGATGCATTCACTCGATCTTTAAAACATAACGCCCGTGGTTTACGTGTGGGATCTGTTATAGTGGCCAAACTATCTCGACCAACCTTTACAAAATGAAACTCCATGTTCTAATGTATAATAAAGAAAAAACCTTAAGTCATATTAGATGAATATCCCAAAAACGCCCGGTCAAATTGAATATGTGAAAGTGTTGCAATCACATAAACCTATCATAATCGCCACTGGACCAGCTGGTTCGGGTAAAACTATGTTTGCATGTCAATACGCAGCTGAAAAGTTGAAAAATAAAGAATGTAGGCGCATCGTTCTGACTCGACCAATCGTAGCCGCGGATGAAGACATGGGATATTTACCTGGGGAGATGGAACGTAAAATGGAACCATGGATTCGACCAATGATGGACGTTTTTGAAATGCAACTCACGCGCAAACAGCTGGAACATTGTGTAAGAATAGAACCCCTTGGATTTATGCGGGGAAGAACATTCAATGATTCATTCATCATAGGCGACGAGATGCAAAATTGCACACCCAACCAAATGAAAATGTTACTCACACGCCTCGGTGAAAATTCCAAAATGGTGGTCATGGGTGATCTAAAACAAAGTGATCTCACGAATAAGAAAAATGGTCTCGCGGATCTCGTACACAAACTCAAGGGAAATGAATTTGAATACGTTGAACATGTGATGATGCACGACGAAGATATCCTGAGACACCCCGCTGTGGCTGAAATTCTTAAGATTTATTAAATGATGCGAGTATTGAGTGACGTAATGTCTTGATTTTCTGTTTTAGATTTTCGGTTTCATCGTACATTTCAATTTTTTGTTCATAATACATTTTGAGCCACGAAACCAAATCTTTTAATAATGGTTTAGTGCGTATGTACCACTCCGATAAAGAGAATGTTTCGGTTTCACATTCTATGTACCCTTTTACAAGAGTGTCATTTTCACACTTTTCTAAAAGTGGTTTGAGCTCGTAAAGATCGGTTATGATTTCGTCTAGTTCCGACCTTTTTCGACTGAGGTCGTCGAGTTCCTCTTCGAGCATATAATTATTTAAATATTTAATTTTTGGAGTTGGGATTACATGAGTTCGTCATATAGGTTATCGTTCGAAGGTGGGGCTATATCAAAACCGCCGTCACAGTACCCCTTATCACTTGATTTATTTTCAACCCAACGACTTTTTTGTTTTTATGAAGCGTCCACTCTGCGAGTGGTTCAAACGCTTCATCGTGAAGACTCGTCACGACGATCATTTACTCATTTTAGCGTACATCTCTTTAGCTGCTTTAATACGATATTCGAGATCTGTCGACGGCCACTGAATGACGAAATCACCATCCTGCCATTGCCCATCCGTTCCGAGAATATCATTATAATTGGATCTGTTTTTAAGACGCGGTAATGATGTGTAATCATACGAGTTCATGACTCGCTGTGGAATAACCTTACCAACTCTCGACCAAAATGTCCCACCCGCCGTTACACCCGTTTCTTCGAGATGTGTCCCCACGAGTAAATCCTGAATGAGTTGATTTTCAAACATATACCAATGTCGATACAAAGGCATACCGGCAATGATAGTATCGAGGAACGCGCGGCCAATTTGGGAATTGCGAATAAACATATTTCCACAATTAATACCGTTACAGTCTGCCGGAATGAGTACATGGGTGTTATCGGTGGCGTGTTCCTTGACAATATCTTCCAATTTGGTGTCCATGTTTGTAATCATGGTATCGCAATCTGTATTGAAGATCCACTCAGCGTCCGGAAACTTATCCATGGCTTCCTTGATTACAAAAATCTTACCCCATCCACACGGTGTATGTGTGTCGGGGATCGGTGGGAGTTTAGCCATGATCGGCTTTCCACTCGCAACCGCACCACAATCATTTGAGTAGTGTAATTTATAGCCATGTTTCAAACAATAGTTTAATTTATTTTTTGTGAGTGTCCAATCCGCGAGTGGTTGGTAGTATTGATCGTGTGCCGTGACGACGACGAACATATACGTGTATCATTAAATACTTTTAACTACATTAACAAATCGTATAATTCCGTAGACGACGGTGCTGTGATATCATATTCGCCATTCTCACCCTTTTTCCATCGACTCTTTTGCTTGTCCATTGATTTAATATGCCACAATGCAACAGATGGCACGGGTTTCACAGCCACGGCTTTGTCCGTTCCAGTGAGTTTCGTGTGTAGGTCATCGGTCCAATAGACGTGGTCACACCTTTTATAAACGCGCGTTTGAAAATCTGGCCAGTTTATAAATCCAACTTCATTTATATTAAATCCAAACTCTTCGGCTTCCTTCGCGGTGATATCGGGATGAATATTAATTCGTGGCACCGCGACGATTTCAGCACCGGTTTCTTCGATCACTTTTTTAATAACTTTAATGAGTGCTTCTTGTGGCATTTCATCCGCGTCGATGTTGAAGATGTAATCACCCGTCGCCTTTTCTACGTGAAAATCTAAATTCGCTTTGAATGTATCAAACACGCGTGGAAACACATTAATCCGTTCCTTGAAGTTGTCTAAAACGAGACCGACCTTCTCCGTCGTGTGCGCGGAGTCTACGACGACGTTAATCTCATCTTCGTCATCGATCGTTCTCGTCAGCATATTTAATAATGAAAAGAGTTCTCGAGACTCATTACACACTTGGATTGTATACGTGAGCTTCATTGTAAATAATTAAAGCATAACTTCTTTATTATAGTAATGGTGGAGTATCACGATCTAACAATTCGGGATGGTTGCCACGCTATATCACACAAACTTACGGCGGACATGATAAAAAAACACTGCGCCTTTGTTGAAAAATCAAACATTCCCGTGATGGAAATTGGACACGGGAATGGTCTCGGTGCGTCATCTATTCTCATAGGACGAGCTAATCTTTCGGACACTGAGATGATATCGTTAGCGAAAAGTTATCTCAAGAATACAAAACTCTCCGTTCATGTGATACCAGGATTAGCCACGATAGAAAGAGATATAGAACCGGCCATGAATCTGGGTGTTGATATATTCAGAATTGCGTCGCATTGTACAGAGGCGTCAATCACGAAGTCTCACATAGAGTATCTCGCGAGTAAGGGTAAGACTGTGTACGGTGCACTCATGATGTGCGCGACGTGCTCATTAGACGTATTGGCCGGCGAAGTTGAAAAGATGAAATCATACGGAGCGTCGGCTGTCATAATCATGGACTCCACGGGATCATTTTTTCCAAAACAAGTCGAAGAATGTTTTAAACGGTTGTCCCAAATTGGAATAAAATTGGGTTTTCACGCACACAATAACATGGGTCTCGCGGTCGCGAATTCATTAGTAGCCATAGAACACGGTGCTGAAATCATAGATGCCACTGTCCGTGGTTTCGGTGCGGGCGCTGGTAACACACCACTCGAAGTCATGACAACGATTTATCCATGTGGAGATATCGATGTTTTAGAGACAATCGAAGATTTGGATTACGTCACACCCGTTACCAAAATTATAAATATTTTGACCGCCAAACACAAACTACATTCTGTATTTGAAAAGAAGATACTCGAATCTTCTCGAAAGTATAAAGTTCCTCTTGCCAAGCTCGTAGAAGAACTTGGAAATAGAAAGTTGGTAGCTGGACAAGAAGATCTCGTACAGGTTATTGCTGCTCAGATGTCCGAACAATCATAGATGATTTTGTAGATATCGTATCCCCCATGACACGTCGAACTGTTTCCATCGGTAAAATTGGTGACATTTCCTCGATGGGTGGTGCAAAAATAGAGCCATCACTTTGAAGAACACCCTTCACTTTGGGTAAGAATTCTTGATTAGGAGGCATAAATATTTCGCAGATCGCGGGACCGTCGTGATTCATGAAACGACTAAAATAGAAATCAAATTCGTTCCAGGTTTTAATTCTAAAATCTTCATAACCAAACGCCCGTGCGACTTTCATGTAGTCGGGTAACACTATACCGGTTGTTTTGTCCACGGCATTATAGTTCCCATTGAATAGCATTTTCTGTGTATGTTTAATCATGAGATATCCATCATTATTGAATATAACAATCTTCACTCGTAATCCATGTTGAATGATAGTTTGTAATTCTTGAAGATTCATCATCATACCACCATCACAATTGAGACACAGAACTTCGCGTCCATTTCCGGCTATACCCGCACCGAACGCCGCGGGCAACCCGTATCCCATTTCACCCAATCCATACGACGAAAACATAGTCATTCCACCTTTGAGACGTATTGATTGATGTCCAGACAACAAGGCGGTGCCCATATCTGTCACGATGATTTGATCGGGTTTAAGATAATCCGAAATCCTATCGATCAGTTTATAGGAATTTGGAAAGACGTCATCCACCTGATTCTCCTCTACGATTGGAAATTCGTTTCGAATACGACGACATTCTTGAATCCAAGAATCACACGCACTCGTGGCACCGGTTAATCGTTCCAAGAACTCACCACAATCGGCTTTGATCGGTAAGTCAATAAAATCTTTGAACTCCGTCTCGTCAACATCGACCATAACGATCGTGGCGTTTCGAGCCACCTCATTGAAGTCGTATCCAGTTTGTGGTATCGTTAATCGAGTCCCAATCGTTATGAGTAAATCACATTTTTGAAATATAAAATTAGCCGAGCGCTGTCCGTAGACACCCGGACTCCCAAAGAACAAGGCGTTTCCATGGTCCATGAGATCTATAGCTGACCACGTGACTAATGTCGGAATATTCAATGATTCAACTCTGGATCTGAAAAGTTCTTCGGATTTTGAAAGTTTGACGCCGTGTCCCGCGAGTATGACTGGTCGCTTCGACTCATTAATTAAATCTATCACCATACCCATATCCTCGCTCGACGGTTTAACCTTGTCAAATGATATCTGTTTCCACAACTTGACGGGTACGTGTTTTGATTGTACATCAAATGGAATATCTAACCAAACCGGACCCTTCCTTCCACCGAGAGTTGTTCGGTATGCGTGTTCGAGTTCATCATGAATGTTCGCCGCCTCCACGAGTTTTGCATATTTAGTTGTTTTCGAGACCATGTGGACAATATCAAAACCTTGTGTACCATACATTCTTCGGTGTGCGTGTATATCAACATATTCGCGTTTCTCTTGACCCGATATTATGAGTGCGGGTGTGGAATCGGCCCACAAACTCACAACTCCGGTTATCGCATTCGTTGCACCCCCACCAGCCGTGACTAAAGCCATCGCCAATTTACCACACGTTCTATAATAAGCACCCGCGGCTAATAATGCCGCTTGTTCATTGTGGGTATTTATTATATTGATACCAGCTTCGCCACATGAATTATATATGTGAGAGTTTGCAGATCCAATTATACCGAACACGGTCGTTATACCCTTTTCTAAAAGAAAAGAAACGATCACGTCACTCACTTTATTTGTAGTCATTATTGATATCATGTGTGAAATGTTTAAATATCTAAAACGTCATCGTATACATTCGTTATGTGCACATCGTCTCTCAATGAAGAAACCTTTTTTGCGACTTCGATGGCCGCGCAATTAATTACGTCGAGGTTTCCCGCATACTTGGATAAGTAATCTTCAGATCCGTACACTTTTACAGAAACCATGAGCGTGTCTTCGGTTATATATGTTGGGTGTATTTCGGGTGTGTAACCCTTGACATAACGACGCATCGTGTCTATGAACGCATCAAAGTCTTCGAATGTCGATCGCGACGCTTTCAAAAATAGAGTCGTTTGCATGACCGTCTCCGGTGAAGGATTGATATTGAGTATGACTTTACAGTTATGTATCCCGGTTAGAACCTGGATCGCATTCTCCGTCGTTTGGATATATTTATCCACATTAATCCGCGTCGCCATACCAGCACTTTCCGATGATATTTGAGTCACGACTTCTGCGTAGGAAATAGTACATTTAGTCGTTAAATATTTTAAAAGTGGAATCGACACCTGACCACCACACGTCACCATGTTTACGTTTTTTGCGTGTCGTAAACATTCACAGTTTACGTTCGGTACACACATTCTCCCAATCTTCGAAGGTGTCATGTCGATGACGGTTATGTCTTGTTCTAGGAACACGATCGCGTTTTTCTCCGCCGAATACGCATCCGTACAATCAAAAACAATATCACACGATTTCGGATTATCTATGAAAAACTGTACACCGTTTGAATAATATGGAACCTCGTCGGGTAACTTCTTTGTCGATTCTCGTCTACCAACAAACGCAACCAATGTACAATTATCAATCTTTAATAATTTATAAAGTAGGTCGGTCCCTATATTCCCAGTGCCAATTATGGCCACTTTCATCTTATGCTATAATCATTTGGAATCTTTAATATATACGGCTCATCGAGTCCGTCCTCTTCGATATCACACGTGGCTCCGAAAAATTCCGCCCATTGAGACAACCGTCGCGTGTGAGGGTCGACCAGGTTTATTTCTTTGTCGTCGAGTTCACAGTTTACATATCGGACCACGACCTCTTTTATTTTCATGACATCGACAAAATCAAAGTATTTGTCCCTTTTTATGACGATGTGCCCCCTTTCTTTACAAATTGCACTAAACCTCGACGAAAGTTCACCCGGGCCATAACACCCCCACACACGGAGACAGTGGGCGTTTGGTATCGTTTCTATGCGTCGATCTATAATCCATTTTGAGAGACCGTAGGGGTCGGTGGGTGGATCTCCACGAAGCGCCGCGCCACTTGAAAAGTAAAGAAGTTTACCCTTGAAAGCGCGCACAACATTTTCAAACATGAGAATGTTTGTGTGTGTGGTCGACACACTCACTTGATCGATGCTCGCGGCGCAGTGAACTACAACATCAAAGGTGTGTTTATTGAAAAATGTATGGACGGCATCCTGATCCATGAGATCCAACTCTTTCCGAGAAATACCCACCCACGTCGAATCTTGTACTAGATTCTTACCTATGAATCCATTGGCACCGAGCACACACACTTTCATTTAATTTAAAGATTAGCATACTCTTTAACCAAATGCCCAAGAAAGTTTGGTATGCACCCAACAAGTTTGAATCATATGGAGAGGAAGAAATTAAGGCCGTTGAGGCTTGCCTTCGCGATGGCTGGCTCGCTGGTTTTGGTGATAGGTCTGTGGAGTTTGAGAAACGAGTTGCTGCGCTCTTCGGGAAGAAATGCGGACTCTTTGTAAACTCTGGAAGTAGTGCGATCCTTTTGGGTTTGTGTGCGCTCGACCTCCCAAAGGGATCTGAAATCGTGACACCGGCGTGTGGATTTTCCACGACAGTCGCACCCATTGTTCAATTGGGACACAAACCGGTATTTTGTGACGTAGGACTCAATACGTATGTTCCAAATGTTGAACAACTCAAGAAGGTTGTCACGGAAAACACGAGGTGTCTCCTTCTTCCAAACTTGATCGGAAACACACCAGATTGGAAAGCCATTCGCGAAGCGTTTCCAAATGTGATTTTGTTTGAAGATTCCGCAGACACGATCACGAAGACTGAGTATACTGATTTGAGTACCACGAGCTTCTATGCGAGTCATGTCATCACTGCGGGTGGCGTAGGTGGCATGGTCATGTTTAATGACGATGGCCATCTCAAGCGTGCGCTCATGTACCGGGATTGGGGTCGAATCGGTGATAACATCGAAGAACCGAGCGAACGTTTCAATCACTCTGTCGATGGCATCCCATACGATTGGAAGTTTTTGTATGGTGTCGCGGGTTATCATTTGAAAGCGTGTGAAATGAACGCGGCGTTTGGTCTCGTACAACTCGATAAACTCGAAGGTTTCCTCAAGAAAAGGCGTGCGATGATCGAACGATACCTCGAAAACCTCAAGGATACAGAGTACTATACACTCCCGGATGATTCCAGACAACCAAACTGGCTCGCGATTCCATTACAGTGCCCAGATAGACTCGAGCTAGTGAAATACCTCGAAGAAAATGACGTTCAAACGCGCGTCACATTTGCGGGTAACATCACAAGACATCCGGCATTCCGAGAGTATCTCCAAGATTTTGAAAACGCGGATAAGATCATGAAGGATGGGTTCCTTCTAGGCGCACATCATGGTTTGGAGATCGTAGACGTAGATAGAGTGTGTGAACTCCTAAAGAATTTTAAATGTAATTAAATGGCTTAAAACAACTAATTTCTAATACATAAATGCCTACTGCTCTCGTCACGGGAGGATGTGGCTTCATTGCTTCCAATTTTATCAATCGGATGAAACACATATACCCGGATATTGAGTTTGTTACCGTTGATAAAATGGATTACTGTTCAAATGTAAAAAACATACATGAAGGAAAGGCGACCATAATTAAAGGAAATATTGGAAATGCGGAACTTATAGAACATCTCATACGCGAATATAAGTTTGATTATGTGTTTCACTTTGCGGCACAAAGTCATGTGGACAATTCTTTTGAAAATGCACTCACATTTACGAATGATAACGTACACGCAACGCACGTACTCATAGAGGCCTGTAGACATTTCCTACCAAACGTTGAGTTCATTCACTTCAGTACAGACGAGGTATATGGCGAAAGTCTCACAGACGTACCATTTACGGAAAAGGATGCGGTACTCAAACCAACAAACCCTTACTCAGCATCCAAAGCGGCGGCAGAAATGCTCGTGCGTTCATACATTGAATCGTTTGGTATGAATATCAAGATCATCAGATGTAATAACGTCTATGGACCAAATCAATACCCGGAAAAATTGATTCCAAAATTCAAGAGATTGCTGAAAGAAGATAAGAAGTGTACCATTCATGGCACAAAAAGTGCAGAAATTAAACGAGCGTTCATTCACGTGGATGATGTAGTAGACGCGGTTGATGTGGTGTGGAAAAATGGTATAACTGGTGAAATATATAATATTGCATCCGATCACGAACTTTCTGTCATGGATGTGACGAGGATGTTAATACGCATCATAAAAAACACAGAAAATTATGACACGTGGATAGATTATGTCGAGGATAGACCATTTAATGACACGCGGTATTACATATGCGCTGAGAAACTTAAGTCACTCGGGTGGTCACAGAAAAAGGGTATGAATGATTTAATTAAATTTCTCAGTACATGATATAAAAATGGTTGTGTCTAAGATAGATATGCAACAATTATCAAACCTGGCCGCGAGAACAGGTCAAGACATGGAAATGTCGTACGGTACATTGTTCTTGATCGCTGTGATGGGTGTGTTCTACATCGCAGTGAGCTCGGTGGGAATCAAGACCTTCAACGACTGTGACCAAGTTCAAAATTCGCAAAAGTGGAAAAACCTCAAAATGTTTTTGAGTCACACGATGACGGCGGCCATCGCCATGATTCTCACACTTTTGTTGACTAAGATTGTGAAATCCGAAGCCGCGGCGTTCGCGCTCTTGTTCGGTATTTTCGGTCTCATCGCATCTTCCATGACTTTGGCCATGACCAATGAGTGTAGTAGCACCGCTGATAAGTCGGCTCGAAACTTTGGTATTGTTTCGTTGTTGGGTCACATACTTTTGTTGATAACATCAATTTACTTGATGATGAAGCGCCGTGGTATCAAACCAACGATACCCGGTATGTCGCGCCGTAACACACCCAGAAATGTTATGTCGAGTTACAAACAATATCCAGAAACAGTGTAAAGTGGCGTCGAATTTTAATGTGAATGTATAGCATATGGACAAAAGAGTCGTCTTAGTATTGTTACTGTGTATGTGCAGTTGTTCAATTTTCGCGATGAGTACATTCGGTATTTTCACAGCTAAAAAATCGGGTGTGATCGAAGGTACCGAAGAATATTATATACAGAAATATGAACTCGACAAATTGAAAAAAATACTCGTAGATGCGATGGTCGCGGATACCACCATCGTACCAGAAGAAAAAACCGCGGGTGACTTTTTAGACATCGACGATTTCATCGAGTATAAAATACAATTTGCCGCCACTGAAACACAACGAAACGAAACGATCGCGCGATCACAGCCACACATAGATCGTATAAAACGATGGTGTGCAAAACATTACGACGCGGTTGATGCTTTTAAAAAATCCACCACCATAAAAATTAATTATCTCGATGGTACACAGATTTCGGCAAAAAAATTTTACGATAGATACATGAACGGCGTATCCGATGAGGCTAAAGCGCTACTTTTAAAAATTTGTGGAAAGTAGATGCACGTATTGGATTCAATTCGAATTCTCTTAATGCTCATGTCTTATGTGATGCAGAAGACACGAAGATTAACATTTGAAGAAAAACACAAAATAATCGAATTCATGGGACGTTTAGTCACTCATTCAGATTTCACCACGCCGCGTCTTTCGCAGATTTACGCCGGATCTGAACCAGTGTGTACAGGCCAAGAAACGCACCTAATAGAGAATACATCGCATAATAATTAGAGCCACCTCTATATTGATATATACTCCACATCATACTCGCAATTATACCTGAGATTACATATTGCATATCGTATTCATCTATGTTTTTCATGTTATACACGTCTTTTATTTCGTTCATAAATTGATATACCCCGATCGATGTCGCCACAAAAAGTAGGGTGCTATCTACATCCATTACAATTATTAAAGAAATTATTTCTAAGATAAGTATATAAAATGAGCTCGTCCCCAGAAGCTGTCCTCGCTGGATATGACAGTAAGTCTAAAGAATCCAAACTCGTCATCGAGCGCGTGAAGGCGCTCGCGGCTCGCTACAAAAAGACTGGTATCAACAAGGAAAATATTTGCGGTGTGGTATCGTGTCTCATGATGGAAGTAAATAAGATTAAGGTCCTCACTGGTCCAGAAAAGAAAGAGCTCGTGATTGATCTCATTTACTCCATCATCGAAGAAATTGATGAAGGTGAAGAAGACTCCGAATTGGAAGTCGTTCTTAAGAAGATGGTTCCACCAATGATTGACAGCTTTTCGGTCATGCTAAAGTTAACTAAAGGTTGCGGTTGTTTTGGTAAGTAGATGCAGTTTCCTTCGCTTGAAACTATGGTAATGTACGGTGTTTACACTATACGTGATTTAATTTTATATTCAGAAAACAAACTGGTACAAAGGAACATACGTGTTTTAAATGAGTGTGAAGCATGTTCGTTTGTATTTGAGGGATGTGTATGTAATAATTGTAACTCTATTAAAAGAGACACACGAATGTTGATTAGATAAAATGACGCGATATCCTATCGTCACTACGCATACCACGCGCAACTTTTGTCATTTTCGAAAGTGATTGTATATGTTGCGCTGAGAGGAGACTCATAAAAACCCTTAAACATGAATGTTTAAAACGCGGAAATCGCATTCATCAATTTGCAACGTGGGTGAGGAGAAAGTTTGGTACACTCATCATACAACGCAAGACAAGTTATGGCGATGGTACGTCCCTTCCATGTGTACTCTGTCGAAAAATGATAGACAAGTACAAACTGCGATGGAAGGCATACGACGGCGAGACTTGGATAGATAGTCTCAATTCTAAACATGTACCAAAATCAAAACCAACAAACAAACAGCGCAGACTTTTACGTTTTGGGCTTAATGATTAACCCTAAAGCCGATTCTAGATTATTCTGGTTTCGTTTTAACGGTTTTTCACGCTTCAATTTAAGCGTTTCATTTTTACCAGTCGAACTGTTTATTTCATTCATCTTCTTTGTGTTTGAAATAATCGGTATAACCCTATCTTCTAATGGTGCACTATTTATCTCTTTGGGTTTCTCCTTATCTATAACGCTATTACTCCTAAATTCTTCTATGGAAAGATCACCGCCGAATACATCGAGGCGTTCTCTGAGTGGAGCCATCACGATCGATCCCAATTTGTTATATAATCTTTTGCGCATAATTATGATATTACTACATATGATACCACCCCGTGTTATGCCGTATTTATCGATCGCATAACGTTTCATGCAACTCCAAGAGCAGAATATACCACACGTACTAAACTTGTTACGTTTCTCATCATATCTATAAGGCAAACTTAAACGTTCACTTTCAAATGGATGGCAACACCACCAACACCACATAGTTTAGATGTATATGTAAGTCTTTAAGTGTATATTTTTTTCTCAGTACATCACAAAATATGGGTGGTGGAGGAAGTTCAACCATCAATCAGGAATTTAACATGAGTGTCGTCAACGACATCATGTATAGCTCCGTTACGAATAATGAATCTATCAACGAAAATAACATGCAAAATATCCAAAATATGGAATTGAATATTTTGAGAAACGTTGGTTGTAATATAGAAACTGATCAAACCATTACATCGAGTTTCATGGCGACGACTGAACAAATTACAGACAGTTTCCAAAACGTTGAAAATGAGATCGTGAGTGAACTCCAGGCACAGGCGAGTGCGGCTTTGGATAAACAAACTCAAATGGGTAACCTGCAATTCGGTGATCGCCAAAACGTCAATCAAACGATCAACACGGAAATTGAAAACATCGTAAAAACACAAATCGAAACGAATAACCTCACCAAAACGATAAACGAGGCGGTAAATATTCAAGGACAAACCATCAATATCGGTGAAACGATATGTTTTAATGGCGAACAACTTTCATTCAAACAGAATATTTCGGCCGAACTCGCGGCTCAAGCTGTCGCGAAGAACTTACTTTCCGCTATGACGACCAATCAAACGACAAATGAAATCATAACCAAGGGTGAATCCGCCGCCGCATCCATGGCCGGTGGGTCCGCCCAAGTCATTGAATCGGCCGGTGAAGCTGTGACAGGTGTGGTCGGTGCGGTGACCGGTCCCATGAAGTTTGCGATCATTGGCGCGGTGTTGTCGTGTATTATGCTAATCATTGCCATGGCCATGATGGGCCTGTCACCCGCTGGTCAGAACAAACTCAAAACTGCCAACTTTTCTAAAATGAAAATGCCCGGTATGCGACGTTAATTTCATTTTTGTTCTCTGTGGTGTACTGTGACCACTAAAAACAAAAATACATTTACAAAGACTCGAGGTACGCGATCAATTTTTCACGATCACCCGACTTCACGAGTGGGATGATCCGAGCGAGTTTTTCTTCATCTTCAGTCAACTCTTTCGCCATGCCGTAGACGATGAATGGGTTGATAAACTTTTCAGGAGACGCTTCCTTCACGTACTTCACCGCCTTAGAATCACTTCCTTCCAAATTCTCTCTCATTCTGATGGAACCGAGCCACACGACCAATGTGATGAGAGAAACAAATAACAAAATCGTATTAAGTTTAGTGTTCTTCATTTACAGTAGATAAAGAAATAAATTTTCTTTAATTCAATGATTTTAAGTATAGATGTAGGTATACGAAATTTGGCCATGTGTCAATTTGACGAAACATCTAATTTAGTCGTGAACTGGGATGTATCGGGTGTACCGCCTGAACACAAGGATGGTATATTCGTCTCCATGCGCAATCACCTCGATGAAAAGCCGTGGGTATTAGAATCAGACATCATACTCATAGAGAAACAACCGGATAGAAATAAGAAAATGAAGATGGTAGAGAATTTTCTTCACGCATACTTTGTGATAAGATGCCCCAAATCTGAAACGATCATTTACGACGCTAAATTTAAGATTCCAGACGTGTGTGGACCGGGTAAAGCCCAGTATCTTAAACGTAAAAAGGTATCCATCGAACGATGTGAGGCGTTTTTGAATAGCAATCCCGTGAATTCACACTGGCTTCCCATATTCAAAGAATCCAAAAAGAAAGATGATCTCGCCGATACGGTCATGCAAGCGATCAGTTTTACGAAGCGCACGGAACCACTGAAGAAGACCGTGAACAAAAAATTAGTGCCGAGACGCCCGAACCAAAATCAAAAAGAGACGAGATATTCTAAATCAAACTTAGCTTGGATTTACGTTAATAAAGTGGACTGTGAATGTCTAGAGAAGAACAAGCGATTCATGAAGGATCTCAAGAGATACTACAGGACCATCGAAGATATGAAAAAAGAATTAGATGAAAAATATCTAAAGTAAATTAATGCTCAGGTATGCGGCGACATTCCGAGAATTACCACGTGTACTGGAAATAATACGTGACAGAGGTGAAAAGGTAATAGTTGATTACGCAAAAGAAAATTGTAAATCACGTGAAGCATATGAAATAGCTGAAACGACAAAAAGAATCATCACCTCGCTTCCCATTAATTCAATGTGTGCCATAAAACTTACGAGTTTTGGGTCGAGAGAAAATGAATCTGAAGCGAAAGATTATGCACATTCTATCATTAAATATGCGAAAACGCGTGGTGTAAAAATATGCATAGACGCAGAAGATGTGTTGTATCCCGAAATATGTTACGACATGATGGCGGAGCATAATACAGTGAATGACATCAATGTTTACAAAACGTATCAAATGTATAGAAAACACGCCATGCGAGAACTACTGTCTGATATAGACGACGCACACAAAGATGGATTTAAATTGGGGGTAAAACTCGTGCGGGGTGCATATTTAAAACGACAACCCGATTTACTCGAAACAAAGGCGTGTGTGGATAATCAGTACATGCAGAGTATGGCGTATTCTCTCGTGTGCCCACACGTACACACCATGCTCGCCACACATAATGAACGGTCGCTCAGATATGCAAAACGTTTTGACAAAGGCCGTTACGTGACCGCACAGCTTTTAGGTATGGGTAAAAACATAGGAATAGATTACAGGTATGTACCAGTTGGAAATATGTTTGAACTCACCCCGTACTTAATTCGGCGTCTCAAGGAGCGCATGACGTGGGATTAAAACACCCATCGGCAAACAAAAACAAATAAGAAGTGCGTCGGGTTAATGAGTGTGACCCGAGCTACAAAAAATCCCGGGAAGTGGATTGTGTCGTGAATGTCTTTAAAGATTTAAACCGTAGATGTATTAAATGCAAAAGGATGTCTTGGATCACGGGTTTGTTCGCCTCGTGGACCACATGCCTCGAGAAGATTTGGATGCGGCCATCGTACAATCCGCCCGAGTCTCGTATGGAGATGGGACTAAAACCTCAAGAGGAGATCGGGGACTTATTCGATATCTCCTTAGACACTGGCACACCACGCCATTCGAGATGGTCGAATTCAAGTTTCACATCAAAATGCCCATCTATATCGCTCGACAGCATATGCGGCACCGCATGGCCAGCATCAATGAACTCTCCGCCCGATACTCCGTCGTACCGAAACAGTACTACGAACCAGACGTTGTGCGTGGACAATCGCGAGTAAACAACCAAGGATCAGAAGGGGTCGTCGACGTGGGCGATGAATTGACGTCTAAGGTTTCCGAAAAACTCAATGAATCGTTTGAGTTGTACCAGGATCTCCTCGATAGGGGTGCGTGTCGCGAACAAGCGCGTGGCAACCTCCCACAGTCGACATACACGGAATTCTATTGGAAGATTAATCTTCACAATCTCATGCATTATCTCCACCTTCGCATGGATGAACACGCCCAGATGGAGATTCGTGAATACGCCAACGCGATTTATGAACTCGTTCAACCGCTCATTCCGGTCACCATGGAAGCATTCAAGGACTTTAGAATTGATGCCATGCACTTGACCGGACCGGAGATCAGAGCCCTCGCCGGTGGTGAAAAGATTGAATCGCCGGGTGAGCGCAGAGAGTTTGAGGAAAAACTCAAACGTCTCAATATTAATTTGTAATCGCACCCCAAAAAAAATCTTAAGAAATAGTAAATGTTTGTCATCGCGGCCTCCACATCAGCGAATATCACGTCCATGCGTAAAAAGTTCAAAAAATACGGTAAACAAATGAAGAAACAGCGCGCGGATGATTTTGTGACCATTCGTGAGCGTCTTTCCGAAATCGCGGAGGGTGAGAAGACTCGATCCCGTGAGATTTTGGAAAGTCACAAAGCTTTCTTTATGGATGAAAAGAAACCAAAGAAGGAAGAAACGTCTATCGATTTTTATAAGAAGTAAATGCAAACCATGCACTCATGATGGATAACAACGTAAACATAGGTAAGTGTTCTATCATATTTCCAGCGAGTACCGCAGTCAATACACTGTATTGTGTGTATCGCATCTCTTTCCTCGTCTTTTCTAACGACCTTTTCATAGATGTTCTGGATTCCTCCAAACCCAGAACAGCTGTACTTATGTTTCGTATGCGCGACGGCATTTCCATGGACGTGGAGAGCGCTTCTTGTATGTCGAACGATTCTATGAATTGATCCTTTATCATGGGCTCTAAATATTCATAATAATTGAAATTTTCATCTAATTTTATACACGTACCTTCGACGGTAGAAAATGCCTTCGCGAGATACACGAATGATGTCGGTATCAAGAATGGTTTTTTATCCGCGAGAGACACGAGTATTTCGTCATCCAATATATCATTTTTAAATGCATTCACATCCAATGTTTCGAGATAATTTAACGTTGTTTTGAAGAATATCTCTATGTCATCGGTATCGGTGGTCGTTGGAACTATGATCTTCAGTCGTATGAGTGTGTCTACTACACCCTTCGTGTCTCGGTTTATTATACATTTAAAGAGTTCTTGAAATCCCATTTTTAATTCATCCGAAATATCTATGACGAGTCCGAAATCGTAAAATACGAGTTTACCCTTATCCGAAAATCCCAGATTTCCCGGGTGTGGATCCGCGTGAAAAAGCCCCTTTTCCATGGTTTGAATCACGTACGATGTGATCAACGCTTCACAAATTTTCTTTGAGTTTACATTTTCGTCTGTTATTTCGGTGAGTTTATCCGACTTTACGTACTCCATGACTATCATGTCGTGCGTCGAAAACGATTCGTATACCTTGGGTATTTTGACCCATTTAACATCTTTAAACGCTTTTCGCATGCGTTTGGCGTTGTGCATCTCTTTTTCATAGTCGGATTCCGATAAAAGGTACTCTATCGATTCGTGCAAGACTTGACCGGAGGTCGCACCGGTATCTATGCCCACCCGCTCTAAAAAATTAACAACGTCGATTATGTTATCTGTATCATTTTTCATTACGTCGTAGATGGCGGGTCTCTTTATTTTTACCACGACCTCTCTGCCGTCGAGTAAGCGCGCCATGTGCACCTGACCTATACTCGCAGACTTGAACGGTGTGTAATTAAACTCGGAAAATACATTATTGGTGTTTACAACATCTTTTACACATACCTCGTCTATCGGAGGTACATTATCCTGTAAAGATTCGAGCTCTCGCGTAAACTCTACAGGGTAAAGGTCTGCGCGCGTTGATACAATTTGGCCTAACTTTACAAAGGTTGGTCCGAGTTCTATTAATTGATCCCGAGTCCAGACACCGAGTTCGGATTGATTTTTTACAAAATTCTTCTTCCATAGGAATTCAGCCGCGAACTTCCACGTTTTACGTTTCTGTTTCACGGGTGAAGGTATCTTCAGTGACGCACATGTCAGCATCCTTACATTATTTGGATATTTTATTCTTTAAAGTCATGGCGTTGTACAGCGACCCGTCCGGTAGGTAGTGTATCGTCGTGTACGTCATGTGATTCGGATCCCAAACATATTTAGTCGAGAGTTTCACTCTACTCTGTCTCACGGTTCTTTGAATCATGTCTTCTCTGCTTCCGACGACAACACCCGTGTGTCCCGGGACGGCGGTTTTGAGCGCTCGTGCTAACATTGTGTTCATCTATACATGGTTGGTGGTAAATCTTTAATTCTGATAAAATTTAAAAAATAAAAAAATATTTTTTTCACTTTCTTTTTAAAGAAAAAAGTTTTGAAAAAAATATTTTTTTTTATTTTACTTTTCAAAATTTTACAAAATTCTCGTCATTTGATCTAAAATGGGTGTACTCTCTACATAAAAAGTTCCAAAAAACATGGTGTTACTTTAGAGTTCTACTCCGTCGATTGATTTAAAATAGATATAATCACTACATAAATTTATAAAGTAACACCATACTTTTTGGAAATTTAAAAACAAAAAATAAAAAAAATATTTTTTTCACTTTCTTTTTAAAGAAAAAAGTTTTGAAAAAAATATTTTTTTTATTGTTTTTTTATTGATATTATAAAATGTGGTACATTTTCTTAATTCTGTATGTTTCCTACTTGATCCTTGGTCCACATTGGGAGTCCAAACTGATAGAGAAAAAACCCATGTTAATAGTCGACAGCGTGAGGGAGCTTTTCAGGAGATCTATATTCATATCTTACGTTTCACTTCTGTATACCGCGTGGTTCCTATATAGTCCATCGTACGCCACCGCCGTGAATGCCATCATACTTTCGGCGGGTGCGACGTACGGCTTCTACACGAAATACGGACCCGAGAAACCGTTTCCCATGCACATCATACTAAACGTATTTCTCCTATTCGCATCCATGCCGTACCTCGATTTCCAAACCGTGTTGACGGTGTGTCTCATGATTTTCTATCAACTCACGCGCGATGTGTTGTATCTTCCAGCTTAGCCATACTTGAACTGATTGATTAGTATATTTTTTTTGGTACTCTATTATAAATGCGAGTGCACGTGATCGGCGCCGGACCCACGGGCATGTCTATCGCATGGGAAATACTCAGGTCGACGGATCACGAGGTCATCGTGTACGACAGGAAACCGTCGGTGGGTGGTTCGTGGTGGGAACCGTCCGCTGATACGCGAGACATACACGCACACAGAATCGTATTCGATAACGCGTTCGTGAACACGGATAGTCTATTCAGAGAGATGGATATAAAATGGGATGACGTGTTTGAACCGGTGGACACGGACGTATATCGGACCCTATTCAAAAATTTACACATTCGTGATTACGCGGCGCTCACGTCTCTCGCCGCGCGCGTGTTAGCGAAACAGACCAAATACAAATCCATATCGCTCAAAGACGCACTCGACCCCCTGTCGGAATCGGGTGAAAATCTTATACGGACGATCACTTACGTGATGGACGGTGTCGGATGGGAAACCATGTCGGCATACGAGTTCGTGAATAGTTTCGATCACGTAGGACTTTCGAAGCAGTGCACGCAGCGCGTGTCCGGTAAACACATGAACGATGCGATGCAAAATGCCCTCCTCGAAAAGGGTGCCACATTCATGTTTAACACACACCTAGAGAATGTAGATTACAGAAAAGATGGCTACACGGCCACGTTTAAGGATGGCGTCTCGATAGACGATGGTCTCCTCGTGTTATGCGTCGACAACAGTAAAGCGCTCGAACTCATCGGTGATAATTGGGGTGAAGACGCGGCTAAGAAAATAGGGCCGAGCACGTACGGGTGCATAAACGTCTTACTCGATTACGACGAACCCGTGAAACTCGAGTCGGATTTACACATAGGCATGAACACGAGACTTCGACTTCAACCGGTGGTACTCGCGGACGGAAACACTGTTTCGTGTGTCATATGTGATCTGACCGAGGAAGTATTAGCCATGGAACCGGATGCACTCAAAGCGGAAGTCATACGAGAACTCAATCTCCCCGAACCCACGCGCGCGAGAATAGGGTGGGGCGCGGAATGGAAGGATGGTTCGTGGCGATTCGAACAATCATCGGGTGTTTTGAGTCTACACGGACAATTGCCATTCTTCGGTGAAAGTCCTAACGTGGCCATGTGTGGTATGATGTCGCCGAGAAATACGCCATACTCGAGCATCGAAGCGGCGATAGAGGTTGGTCGGTCATTCTGTCATCAAGAGTTTGGCACGAGAAAACCACATCAACCCATTCGAATCACACTCGTGTTATTCGTGCTTATAGCTTTAATTCTAATAATCATATATACTAGGAAATCATGATTCCCATGGATTGTGAAGTGTACGAACCCATGTATGAATATAACGACAAAAAGTACATGCGTGTCGTGGTAGACAATAGGACGCGCGACTACATACAGGGTCTTCACGAAAGTAAATCGAGATTCATCGTGAACAAACATAATATAGATGATCCACTCGAGGGTAACGTATTGACTATAAAGATACCATTCAGATACAGACGTGTGATGTGCACCATCGAAGGTGACACACCCGTACAATCTCTAGCTAAGGGTGACAAAGTCAAAATAGTAGCAAATTTTAGTGGCGCGTGGAACGTCGCCAATCACAGTGGATACGCGTGGGTGATTAAGACGATTCAGACTCCTCCTCCTCCCCCTTCTTCTCCGGAATCTCAATCTCTTCGAGACCATTCTCTCTGAATCCCAAGAAAACCCGAAGACTTCCTTGGAGTCGGTGAAGTTCTTGGTACGTGGTTTCGACCGCTTCTTGGAGCTTCTTGATATTCTCTTCAACGTTAAGCTTTGGCATATTGTATGTACTCTATTAAAGTTTATAGTCTTTAATACAGTAGAATGCTCACAAGGAGTGGATACATCATTAATAATCCATCTCCCGAAATAAAAAAGGAGCTCACGGTAAGAGCTGTGGTTAACGATGACTTCGGATTTCCACCACCGCCTTTTAAGGTATTTAGACCAACTAAGAACGGAATCTGCGTTCCAAGATACTATGGAGTTGCTAAAATGGGAGAACCTCACGACGACAAAAGACCGGAACCCGTTCGAATCGGTGTACGCTTCAATGGAACGCTCCGAGACGCAACACATCAGAACGCCGCACTTGCTGCGGCTCTTGATGCGGGTCATGGAGTCCTCAGCCTTCCGTGTGGGTTTGGTAAGACCACCGTTTCGTTAGCCATCGCGTGTAAACTTGGATACAGAACCATGATTGTCGTACACAAGGAATTCCTCGCGAATCAATGGGAAGAACGAATCAAACAGTTTTGTCCGGGTGCGACCATAGGTAGGGTTCAGCAAAACAAAAAGGAAGTTGACTGTGATTTCGTGATAGCCATGTTACAATCACTCTCACTGAAAGAATACTCATTCGGTGATTTTGATAGCGTCGGTACACTGATAGTAGACGAGGCGCATCACATATGTGCCAAGGTGTTTAGCCAATCCTTATTTAAGATGTGCCCCAAACACATATTCGGTTTGTCTGCGACACCAAACAGGAAAGATGGACTCACTAAAGTGCTTCACTGGTTTATGGGTCCTACATTTTTTGCCGTGGAACGAGAAAATCAACAGCAGGTCGAAGTGTTTCCCATAGAGTTCGAATGTGTGCGATTTAGAGACCCACCGCCGTGTACTCGATTTGGGAAATTATCACTCTCGACCATGATCACGGAACTCACGGAGATGCGTGAACGAAACGCGATGCTCGTCAATCTCATCGGTCGCATCGCGAAGAGTACGAGACAAATCCTCGTATTGAGTGATCGTCGACAACACTGCATGTTGTTGCATCAGTGTTTTCCAAAGAATTCAGGGCTTTACATGGGGGGTATGAAAGAAGTCGATCTCGCGGAATCGAGTACGAAAAAGATAATATTTGCAACATTTAGTCAAGCACATGAGGGCTTGGATATACCCTCTTTGGATACGGTTATTCTCTCGACGCCGAAATCGGACATAGTTCAATCCATAGGGCGTGTGATGCGAGAGACAAAAGGAAAGAAGAACAACCCAAACATATACGATATTTTTGACCAATGGTCGGTGTGTCACGCCATGTATAACAAACGTCTTCGAGTATACAAACAAGGTGGATTCAATATACCCAAGGTGAAAGAGGAAGAACCCGATGCATTTACGCGGGGTGAATGTTTGATAAATTTGTAATCTAATTATAGAATGCCATGCGATTCAAACAAAAGATCACAGCGGAAATATTATGAGCGAATACGTGATATACCACACCTCACATTAGAAGACGTCACACTCGCTGATAATACTACAACGAAGGGTGTGAACATAGATGGTTCCATCGATATAGACGGCTATTTCATAGGCGATGCATCGAAAATAACAAACTTTCAATACTTCACATTCATGACACTTGATGACGTCGTGACAAACGGTAATACTACCAATCGCGGTGCATATTTTGATGGCGATTTGGAAGCAACTGGATATTTTTTAGGTGATGCGACGTACATTACGAATTTACCTTACGTGTCAGGTCCGACTGGGCTAACACTCGACGATGTTGTTGTGAATGGAAATACAGTGACAGTGCGTGGTGCATATTTTAATGGAGACTTACAAGCATCCGGTTATTTAATAGGTGATGGAACTTATATAACAAACGCCATCGACCAAACACTCGATTTAGATGACATAGTTACCACTAATAATGTATCCAGTATAGGCGCTGTGTTTGGTGGTGATGTGAGCGCATCAGGCTTTTTAATAGGTGACGGCTCTTTAGTGACCAATTTACCTATAAATACACTTCAAGAGGTCACTACATCGGGTTCATCGACAAATAGATTCATAACATTCACAAACGGTGTGACCTCGCTTGAAACGTCCGGGAATGTAGTGATTACGGGGAATGTTACGTGTTCTAAACTCGTTGGAAGTGGCGAGTTTTTGGGTGGCGTAGCCAACACATATGAATTATCAGTGCTCAGTTCGAGTATATCAAGTGTCGAAAATAAGAAAATAATGACGAACACGAGTGGACTCACGGGTGTCACAAAGGGTGATTTACTCACATCTACAACTAACGGTGTGTTAGGTAAGTTGTCCATAGGTTCAAATGGACAGCTTCTATTAGCGGATACGACCACATCACTTCCAAAATGGGAAACGATTACAAACATATTTAATATAGGGTCGAGAACTACCGACCTCGAGAATGAATTTATATTTTCCAACACGGTAAACCTATCTTCACTCACGACCGGCGACATATTGTACGGATACGGAACGAATGACATAAGAAGACTCGCGAGAGAAACGACGGCAGATAACACGATTCTCACATACGGTGATTACGGCACTGGTTATGGACGCCTGTTGCGCATGGATGAATGGGGTGAAAATGTCATGTGGTTGCACCCAAGTAATTACGTTACGAACGCGGGTAATGTACCAATATTTATAACTGGTACGAGTGGTACATTAGATTATATTTCGTTAAATCTCATAACAGATGCGAGTACACAAGGTCCATCTCAACGAATAAACATACCATCTAACTTTTTTAGTGTCAAATTTAATGATAAGATGTTCTATTCAGAAAATGGCACTTCGTTTTCTGGAACTGGTGATACAAAACACCCATCCGGTATACCATGGAAATTGTATTCATACGGCGACATGCATGGTAAATTCCACGGTGATGGAAGTAAAATGATATTTCCACAATTTAGCATGATCATACCTATAGGTACATTCAATCCGTCTGGTTCATCTGAATTAGGAAAAGCCGGACAATTACTCGTATTCAGTGATAAACGCCGTAAATCCAAGATACAAGTCATGTCTACAACCCTCAACACACTATCTAAATTAGTACCAAAACTGTATGAAAAAGAAGGAAAACGCGAATCTGGGTTCATAGCACAAGAGATGTATTACGATGTTAGAGAAATGCGACACATCGTGTGGCCGGATAGAGATGCGAATCCAAATGATGACGCACCCGAAGCAGACTATTCAGATTGGGGTAAACGCTACGCATGTCTCAGATATTTACACTTCATCGCGTACGTGGTGCGATCCATACAAGAACTCAGGGAGCGTATAGAAAGACTCAAAAATAATAAAATGTAATTTTAGAATGTCTTGTTCATCAAAGGGTCGGTCGTATAGAAAATTTTACGACGCCATACCAAAAATACCAGAGACGCTTCAAACCGTCACTGAAAGAGGTAACACATCGACACAAAGTGTCGAATTCGAAGGAGACGTCGAAACACAAGGGTTTTTTATAGGCGATGGTTCTCAACTCACAAATATACCACCACAATCATCGATAACACTTGAAACGACTGTGGACAACAGCAACACTGCGACTCGTGGTGCATATTTCGATGGCGATCTAGAGGCAACTGGATTTTTAATAGGTGATGGGTCCCAATTACAAAATTTACCAGCCGCACCTAATATCACGTTACAAACGGTGGTCGCGAACGATAACGTTGCATCACAAGGTGCATATTTCACTGGAGATCTAGAAGCATCGGGGTATCTCATAGGCGACGGAACATTCATACAAAATTTACCAACACCCACATTAGATGCAGTTCTATTAAATGATAATGTCGCGACACAGGGTGCGTATTTCACCGGTGACGTTGAAGCTTCTGGGTACTTGATAGGTGACGGGTCCCAATTACAAAATTTACCCGTACCCACACTCCAAGAGGTTACCACACAGGATTTTACGACAAACGATAAGATAATATTCTCAAACCCCGTGACATCACTTCAAACGAGTGGAAATGTCGTCGTCAATGGAAATGTCACGGCACTCGAATTCTTTGGTGATGGTTCGGAGCTCACATCAATTGTACCACAATCACAATTAGACGATAATTCATCACGCATAAACACACTCAATCAAAAAGTGATCATCACGAACACGAACGGAATCACCACAAATTTTACAAAAGGAGACATACTCTATGCATCTTCTATTGGCACCTTATCAAAGCTTGCTATAAGTTCTACACAAGGGCATGTACTCACAGTAAACGCTTCGGGCGTACCCACTTGGGGTGCATCACCGAGTGTCTCATCTCTTGATAATAGAATATCATCACTCGAAGGAAATCTCATGGTGACGTCCACTACGGGTATTACGGGCATCCAAACGGGTGACATATTATACGCGTCGGGCACTAATACACTCACACGTTTACCGGCGGGAAATGCGGGTCAATTTTTGGCTATAAACAGCTCTGGTGTACCCGATTGGGTAAATGGTCCGGGTGCATCTACACAGTTCATAACTGAATCATATATTAGTAATCGTAGAGGTAGATTAGGATTTCACAATACAAACCCACAACATATGATATCGTTCGGTACAAGTCATTACGATGAACAGGAGGCAGCTACTGGAGCTTCTAATTTGGTGATAACTGGGAACGTATACGCTGAATTTTACTATGGGGATGGTGCCGGACTCACAAACGTCACCGTGTCCCAAACATCCGACGCGAGAGCAAAATCAAACACAGAGATCATCGTGAATTCCTTAGACACACTTTCTAAACTTAAACCAGTCGTGTACGACAAAGACGGTCTAGAAGAATCTGGTTTCATAGCACAAGACATCTATTACGATGCCCCTGAATTGAGACACCTCGTACAACTCGGAAAGGATGCAAATCCAAATGAAACAAAGAATGAACCCAATTATGAAGATTGGGGTGAAGAACACGCAAAACTCGATTACGTGGGTCTCATCGCATACACGGTCGCGGCTATAAACGAACTACGAGAAATGGTCGAAGATCTCGAAAACGCTTAAATTTTTCTTTTTACCATGCTCATAGAATGAGGCTGGTAAAATGAAATGCATTTACTTTTTAATAGAATCCATGGCCGCGAGTGCTAGAACGCCGGCAATAAAGAATAGGACAACATAGTTTGTCTCTGTGTCTTCCACTCGAGACCCACGGGGTGGTCTCTGAGACGGAGCACGCATCTGAGGAACACGCACTGGCGGTTCTTCATCGATGGGACAGTACCCTATCATTTATACTCTAGGTTTACAAATTTATTTCAACCGACTTCTTCTTTCGCCCCCGTTTACCCTTCGCACCCGCGGAGACTTTCACTTCCTTCACATCACTCTCATCTTCGTCGACGCCCTCTGAAGCCTCGACTATATCGGAGATGGCGTCATCATCGTCGTCATCTTGATCGACGTTTGGAATTGCTTCTGGTGCAGTCGTAGACATGGGTGGCGCCGGAGGCATCATGATGTTACCCATCAAACTGGAGATATCCACACCGGGACCCTTCATTTCGTATCGGTCGCCAGACGTAGATGGCTCGGCGCTCCTGGGTGTCGTATTCTTTACAGCGTCAACCATGTTCTGAACCAACGCTGGGTTTTGCTTGAGAATATCATTCATGTTAGGCATCACTGATTTGAACATACTGTTCGTCAAGTGGAACATCATTGCAGAACCACCGAGCATCATGATGAGCTTGACTTCTGGTGCTACGTGCATCTTTGTTCGGTATTTCACATACAGTTCTTCGAACACTTCATCGTAATCGTCCACATTCTCCATGACATTCTCGGACCAACCTTCCAGTTGAATTTCAAATGGATTATACTTTTTGTTAATAAACTCGAGACCCGTGACACACGCGATCAACATTCTCCGGCTAAATTTGATGGATTTATCTACGTCTATGCTGTATGTGATTCGCTTAACTTCCGTTCTGAGATCATCGATATTCGAATATACATTCAAACGCTTGTTCACGGTGAAACCCTTCTTTTCGAGGCGACCCAATTTATTCACCAAATCCGCCTTCTCTTCGTCTATAGACTTATACCCAGGCGATGGACGTTCCTCTTCGGGTTGCATGGAGTAATCACCTTGCATATATGGCTGCTCTTCATCGTCTTGATCGTATTCATCATATTCAATGGGTTCATCCTGATATGGTGGTGGCGCGGCTTGTTTCGTTGGATTCGCAAAAGCATCTATATCTTCCTGAATATCAGCCTGCATCGGTTGGCGGGGAGCTGGTTTATAGACAGTAGGTCTCGGAATACTTCGCGCAGAGCGTGGACGAGGAACTTCGATCTCGATCTCATCCATGATTGCTTGTTCGTTATCGTCAAGCTTCATGATGTTCCCATGACTCCGATTGAGCACGATTTCTCCGTCCATTACTCTGTACTTTGAAACTATTCCAAATTCTTTAACGCACTTTATAATATAAAAAATATTGATTACATAATAATGAACTTCAACGCCACCAATCGCAATACACTCACAGCCATCGCTGTCGTATTTTGCACGTTGTCCGTCTTGATGTCTTTGAGACCAAGAAACAATAAAAGCTATTACCAGCCCAGACCAATCAATGTCGAGACCGATGCATCCGAGGAAGGATCGCTTTTTGACTTGGAACACAAAATTGAATGTGTCCCGGGTTCTGCGCAGTCCGCTTACTACACGAAGTCTTTGACTCCAGGTGGGATATGTGGCGACCAAGAATTTATCAAGAAGCGCGCCGATGCGAAAATCATCGGTGGAATAGGTGGATCTTTAATCTAAGGTATAATTAATGAACACGGTGAACGCGACGCGTCCAGCCTTACCAGATTTTGATTATGAATATCACACTATCAGCATCGATACGATCGGTCAAGATAGCAAAAATACATTCACAGTTCATCTGACGCAACCAATCGAAAACATAGTTCAAGCTCGACTCACCGCAGCGAGAATTGATGCCGCGAATTCGAATGTGTGCCACATTTCAGTCGATGAATTGAATACGAATTATTCGCAAAGAACATCCAACACGTACGGTGGTCAATCGTCGATGACGCAGCTTAACCGTGGTTTCGGTACCATCATTCAGGCTGGAACGAACCCAATTATTTTTAGAGATGATTACGACGTCGACACGCAGTACATGACCCCGATTAGAAAAATTGACCGACTCACGTGCACATTGAGAAATGAGAACGGGAATACCATCACGAATGGCGCGGACAACTTTTTAATTTTCAAATTTGTTTGTAAAAACAAAAATCTACCATTCGCCGAATCAGGGCGCTAGACACATATATTTTTTACCTTTCGTTATATTATAAATGTCGACGGGAGTCGTGCAATTAATCGCAATTGGCGCTCAAGATCAACACATTATGGGTGAGCCAGAGATATCATTCTTCTCATCGACATTTAAACGACATTCAAATTTTTCACAATCAGTTGAAAAACAACTAATGCGCGGAAACATCGCGAACGGGTCCATGACATCTGTGAAATTTGAAAAAACAGGGGATTTACTTGGGTATGTATACATCGCAGCAGATGATAATACTAAAGCAGTAGACCCATCGGATTGGACTCAAATTATAGACAAAGTTGAGCTTTACATCGGAGGTCATCTAATAGATTCACATGATTCAATATTTAGTGAAAAAATTGCAGTGGATACATTTGCTCAAAATGTATCTAAAAGTTCAAATGGTGCACACCCAGGTATAAACTCTAAATCGTACTTTTATCCGTTACGTTTCTTTTTCTGTGAAGGTCCTCAGTCAGCTCTACCACTCATCGCATTAAATTATCACGAAGTAGAATTAAGATTTCACTGGGGTGTAAATACTGGAAACTACAATTACGAAGTGTACGCCAATTATTATTACCTAGATAACGAAGAAAGAGGAAATATCGTGTCGAGAAATCAAGAAATGCTCATCACACAGGTTCAAAAAAATATACCATCCGGTGAACTCATACAGGATCTCACATTCAACCACCCAGTAAAATACATCGCATGCGCAGACACGACTTCGAATGGAGCACTAACGTCTGCATCAAATAAAGTAAAACTCAATATAAACGGGTTGGATATTGGTAATCATAAATGGGCTAGAACCCACTACATAGATGTGATGGCATATTACCATACAAATTATGTGACTTCCCCCGATTTCTTTTTGTATTGTTTCTGTTTATTGACAAGTTCTTTACAGCCCACGGGTACACTTAATTTCAGCAGACTTGATTCCGCCAAAATTATAAGTGAAAGTCAGAACATAACTGATACTATATACGCAGTCAATTATAACATTTTGAGAGTTGAAAACGGTATGGCCGGTTTAGTATACGCGAATTAAAATACAATTGTATATTAAATGGTGAAGAATTCGGGTATAAACCAGCCTACCGATATGGTAAGACTCGGAAGATATACAGATTGCGAACAGCCTAAAAACTCCATTGTGTTTAATGCAAGCGACGACAAAATTCGTGATATAAAACACAGCGGATTATACATAAGTCCATTACGTAATGCAAACGCGTCGAACTTACTTGCGTATGATTCGATCACGAAAGAAGTTGTAGACATAGGTGGAATGCAACTAAAACTCGCAGATTTACAAGTTAAAAATCTTGAAGTGGTGAATATGAAAGTTGTTAATGAAGAACATGTGTATACACCTATTCTAACAATAGGCGAGGGATGTTCTAAAAATGAAAATGTTGGTTTGGATATTCACGGAATAAAAATCATCAACGACAAATCTACTAACACATTGAGAGTAAATGAAAATACAGTATTTAATGGGACGATCGAGGCTTCGAAATTCGTTGGTGATGGTGGTCTACTTTCGAATGTACAATATGACTTGAACGTAGACATAGGTGAAGTGGTAGAGAATTTACATGTTTGCCGTGAATTAAAAGGAGATGGTGGGCTTTTATCAAACATTACTGTGGATCAAATAAGTAATTTTAATGGGTATTCTCCAAATTTTACCGAGATTAACGCGAGTAAAGATATACACGTGGGGCGATCGGTATACATTAACAATAGAATTCACACAAAAGGTAATATAAATTCTGATGGAAATGTGGTAGCCAAATCATTTTACGGCGACGGTACGACTTTAAGTGGTGTATGCACGAATGTCGATCTATCGCAAACAAATGCACGCGTGTTGGAACTCGAAAATCAAACGGCGAGATTTGAACCACTCGAGACATCGAAATCCAAGATAGAAAAAGATGTCGTAGACACGAGAACTAGGTTGGAAAATGGATTATTGAGAATTGAGCCACTCGAAATTGCAACTACTTCACTCGATGAGAGACTAACACACACCGAACCAATCTTAAAAAATATTCAATCTCAAGTTCCAAGAATATATACTTGCGAAAAAAGGATATCATCATTAGAAAACGACACATCCATATTACCCGAGATACACACATTAAGGGTTGATGTTAATAAAATAAATGATCAAATACCTATAATACATGAAACTAAAAAGATTGTACCCGTTGTGGAATCTAATAAATCGAGATTGGGTTTAATTGAATCTAAAATAACGCGTTTAAGTGAACTTGACCCAATAAAAGAAACGCTCGGTAAATTCGAATACGTATACGAGAAATTAGATCAGATTTCCCCAATAGAAGACCGGGTCGATGCATGTGAGGTGTCTATAGAAAATGTACACGTCGAAATGAGCGATCTACCGATTATACGTGATCGCGTTTCATCACTAGAAAATGCACCTCTCGCGGGCGATGGTTCATTAATATCGAATATATCACTATCTCACGTATTATCATGCTGCAACACCACGGACATTCCAATCATAACCAACGAAAATCTAACCGCATCCAGAATATTTACGATGGGTAAACCTGTGTTAACTTCAAGACTTGGTGAAATAAAATCACTGGCCATAGATTCTCTCGCGGAAATAAACGGATACACAAAAGCAAATAATGGTACCACGGCGGGTAACACCGGTGGAATTGCATTTAGAACAAAGGGTCTCGACGGAAATATGAATGTAAATATGACTTTAGATGGAAATGGTAAACTGGCCATAGGTACACATAAAAGTCACCCATCAGCTCTATTGACATTAGAATCTACCACGAGTGGTGTTCTATTACCTCGAATGACTCATTTACAAATGAAAAAAATAAAGAATCCTGAAATAGGCTTACTTATATATAATATAGAGGACGATACACTCTTCATACACAAGAAAACTGGATGGACAGCTATGTGTTAAAATAAAATAAGCTCTAATATAAATGGTGAAGAACCTTAATACTATAGATAGGTCCGAGAGGATCAGGATAGGTAAGCACGTTCCCGACGAACAAGCTGTAAACACCATAATAATTAACGCATCATCCGATGTGATTCAAGCACCACAGGGAGGTTTGTACGTATCACCGATTCGTACAAATGAATCAATTGCATCAAATACGTTATGTTATGATATCACGACTAAAGAGATCGTAGATAGCGGAAAAACCATAGACTTGCAGGGCGTAACTCAAACGGGTAACGTCACGTCTGAAACGTTACAATTTACAAATAATACGACTGCGTTTGTCACCACATCGAATGTCGGTATATCAAATGTAAATCCTAACCATGAACTCTCTGTTGGTGGGGATGTTTATATAGAAGGTAATCTCACCGTAATTGGGCAGACAACTGCAATTTCATCTGAAAATTTGCGCGTGAAAGATGCGATTATAGAACTCGGTGAAAATAACACAGATGGTGATTTTATTTTTGATTTGGGTCTCGTGATGACGAGACCGGGTTCAAATGTCACGGCCTCGTATATAGAAAGTAGTAATGAGTACATAATAGGTTACACACAGAATTCGGCATCGGATACATACATCACACCGGACACATCAAATTTGATACAGATGCGGGTGTACGGTGACGTGACCGCGAATAGCTTCGTTGGCGATGGCTCTCTTCTAACAAATGTCGTTCAAGACACCGACCTCACGGCAAACTTGACGGTCATACGAAATGAGATGGCTGCGAATACATTAAGCCTTCGTGATGATTTACAGTCAAATGCAACCATTTTGAGAGATGAGATGTCGGCTAACACGATAACGATTCGAGGTGAAATGGCGTCAAACACATTGACTCTCCGAGATGATTTACAGTCAAATGCGAGTATTTTGAGAGACGAGATGAGTGCAAATACCATGACTCTTCGAGGTGACTTACAATCAAACCTCTCGATCATTCGTGGCGAGATGGCTGCAAACACACTGTCATTGAGATCCGATTTGCAATCGAATGCAAACATCTTAAGAGATGAGATGAGCGCGAACACCGTGACTCTTCGAGGTGATTTACAATCAAACCTCACGATCATTCGTGGTGAGATGGCTGCAAACACACTGTCATTGAGATCCGATTTGCAATCGAACGTTACCGAGGTGAAAAACACACTCAGAGGTGAGATGGCTGCAAATACAATCACATTGCGAGGGGAAATGGCCGCGAACACGGTCACACTACTGGGGGAAATGGCTGCGAACACGGTTACACTCCGCGGCGATTTACAATCGAACGCGAATATTTTGAGAAGTAAAATGGC